ACTCGGAACCGTTTTTCTCAAGAAGGGTGTCTTTTACGTGTCCTACCAATATTGTTCTAGGAGCCCAGGTCTTGATATAATCAACAACCTTTGTAAAAGCTTCTCTAAGATATGGATAACCAGCACCGTTTGGTAAACTAAGAATAGTACCATATTGTGCCTTACCTGATGTGAACCAGTTTTTACCCATAGGTGTTCTAGAATAAAGTTCTTCGGCATAAGGAACACACATCTCCTCTAATGCTGTAATAGTATCTACAGCAACGTATTGATATGGGTTACCAGCATCTTTAATAGCTTTACCAATATGCTTGATTTCTTCAACTGAAGTTGCTTTAATCTTAATAGCGTCAATATAATCGGCACCATTTTCTAAATCCAGAATAAGGCAATTCTCTAAGTTGGCAAACAAGGTTGTTTTACCAGTCTTAGGCTTTGAAAAGATAATCAAGTTACTTGGGCTTTGAGATACAGCCTTAACTTTTTCTAACGGTAATTTAATTTCCATGTTATTTTAATAAATCATTCAACCATTTCTTGTTACTTACAGGCTTCTTTAATAGTAATGCAGCCAAATCACGAATTGTTAATTGGTCAAATGGTGCGTCGCTATTAGGATCTAAAATCTCATCAAAGTCCATAGTTAATGGAGCTGCAGGAGATTTACCTTTAGTAGAAATAGCTTTTTTGTCTTCTTTACCAGGAACGTTAACTTTAACTAATTCAGCAGCTGGAATAAGATATCTTACTTGACCATTAGCCATAGGCTCGGTAGTATCATATTCTTCTAACCAGTGTGGATTATAACGCCAAACATACAAGGTGCGATTAATATCTTCAGGATCTTTTGCTTGGCTTACAGCTTCGGTATAAACATCTTGCTCTTTACGAAGCTCGCCGACAAACATGCTGAAATGCATTTCATCTTTACCTTGTGGGCGATAAATTAACTTAGGGATGTAAAGTGCATCTGGAATACCTAGCGCATCAAAAGTTGGTTGATGATACTGTCTAAGGTCTTGAAGCTTATCCTTTACATTGTCTGCTTTTGGTGTTGTACTTATTGACATGTTACTTAGAATTTAATTTTTCTTTCTTGTTGTGGCGGAGTAGAAATTTCAACTATCTTCATTTTTTCAAACTCGGCTTTAAAGAAACTCATTCTAGCATCGCCATTACGGCACTTGATAAAATGCATTACAAGAATCTTATCATCTTCGATAATAAATCTATCGGGACCATATAAGCGTATCTTTTGTTTCCCAGGCCTGTTGATTCCTACTAATGTGTCGGCATGCTGTAATAAAGCGTCAGCTCCAAATAGGTCAGACTCTAGTATGTAATTACCATACTTGCCATCTTCACTACGCTCAGGATTATCAATATTCCTATTAAGCTGACTTAAGATAATAAACGCTATTGGATACTTACGTTTAAGTTCCGTTAGCGCCTCACCTAAATTATACAACGTGTCATATTTGTCTTTCTCAAAGGGTGCCTTCTTGAGTAAGAGCGAGTGGTCTAGCGTTACAATTGTTTTTGTAAATACCTTTTCCCCATCTTCATCAGATTCAGCATAGTATTCCATGTAGTCCTTAATGATTTCTTTGAATTCATTAACTGTACAAGGATCCTCTACGATATCTATAGGGTATTGTACTCTTTCTTTTGCGTAATCATAACACTTTTGAAGATCATCATCGGTAATTGTCCCTGATGCACTGCATAAGTACTTATAGGGTTTACCAAGTACGCTGGAGTATTCACGGATAGCCGAAGTACGTGCTATCATCTCAAACTGAAATTCCAGTACTCTAAAGTTTTCGCCTTTATTCAAGACAAAAGCTTCACGTACTATTTGATCTTTAATAAGAGTTTTCCCACTTGCCGGTCTTCCACCTATAACCGTCATTGAGTTCCACTCTAAACCACTTGTTGTTGCGTCATTAAACTTATCCCAGGGTGTCTTTAAGCTTTTGATTTGACCTTGTTGACGTCCCTTCATGTACTTCAAAGAGTCAAGAAATCCTTCCCGCTGGCTATTCCAGCTTGTATTTTTTTTCTTTGTTGTCATTTATTGAGGATAAAAAACCCCGTACCTATTCGGCACGAGGTATATGTAATCTTTCTACTACGAATGTATAAAAATAACTTAGAAAAAGCAAGAGCATCTCTATGAGGAAGTACTGCCAAAGTGCTATTTCTATAATTAATGCGTTGGTTATAAACCAACTAAGTACTGAGAAAAAGATACTAACAATTATATTTAGTGATCTTTTTTTCATAAGGCGTGATCTATTCATACTACGTTATCACTGAAATGAGGAGTTTCTGGCTCATCATCTCCATTAATAATTATATCACAGTAGTTTGCAAGCTCAGAATCCCAGGACTTATCTGTATTTTGCTTGCGTATGAAGTACTGTGAATTTTTCATATACATATAATTAGTCTTTTCATACGTCTCTACATAATAAAATGTAGCACGTAAGATAGTATCCCAATCATACGTATAATTTTTAAAGAACCATTTATAAGCATCTTCTATATTCTTTTTGTTTACTCTAGCAGCTTTACCGCTAGGTAGTTTACCTTTAGGAAATATAGAAATATACTTATCAATATTATCTAATGCATCATCTGGTAAAGCACTTACAACTTTAGAGTTAAATCTTACAATTTCTAAACCTTTAGAAGTTAGTTTACCCTCTTCATCAATATACCCTTGTTGAGTAACAGTTCTCATTTCCAAAGGCACTTTGATATTTTGAGGTGCTGTACCATTATAAATGGACCACAATAAATAATAACTATTAGGCGACAAACCCTTAGTTATTAAGAAGTCAAATAGTTCTTTCATAGCTTGTCTATAGACTCTAAAGATACGAATGATTTTGAATAATTTCTTTCTTGCATCTTAGCCATTAGGTTACTCCATATAGGTAATACACTTTTGTCCTTGATTTCCAATGCAATACGAGTTTTCTTAGCGCCATGTAGCATAGTAGCATGATGCGTAACTTTCTCGCCGTGCATATCATTAAGAACTCTTACCATATGAGAATAACTTAAACCAAGTTCATTACCTATCAAGTAACAACATTGTCTAATAATAGTAACTTGTTGCTTACGATGTTTCATGTTCTTGGTAAAAGGTTTATCATCAGGATAAAGCTCTTCAGCTAAATCAACTATAATTTTAAAATTATCTATGCCAGGTATAATAGCATGTGTATCACCTATGTATTTATCATAGGCATTCAAATCTTTCTGGATACTTGTAAAGAATTTACTAATGACCATGTTTAGGTCATAGTTTAGCTGGGCCAAATCTTGCCTGATGTTGCTCCTCAGCTTCACGACGTCTTTTTCTGCCATATTTTACGTAATCTATTGGTTCCATATGATAATACTTAGCCGTGTTTGTTGACTTAGCTATATCCTCTACAATGTATTTAGCTCTTTCGAGTTCTATACCGTATTCAGATAATGCATCATATAGACATTTATTTTTAATAACACTGTCTTCTATTTCAAATGACACCTCACCAAATGCAGGATCTAATATCATTCTAACTTTAATTCTACCAGGATATGGGTTTTTCTCCTTTATCATTTAAGTAATTGTTTATTTTATTCCACATGTCGTTACAATCCCACTTACTTCCACTATATGCAGCACTAGCAGGATGCGATACCATAATCTTATGATTAGTATCTGGTACCATATCAGCAAATTCTTGTGCTTTCTTACCTAAGAATACATAAACTAAATCATCTTTATAATGAGTTAGTATATCTAGGAGATAGGCCATAAACGGTTGCCATAATTCTTGGTGCGTACCTGGTTTGCCAATAGTTGTAGTTAATGCTGAGTTTAACATAAGTACACCCTGCTCCACCCAAGGGGACAAATCAGGACTTCCTACATATTCCGCATCAACAGTATCTTTAATTGAACTATGCATATACTGTAATGATTTCTCAATCTTACCTGTATTGCCACAACTAAACGCAATACCATCCGCAACACCTAATTGTGGATAGGGATCTTGTCCTATAATAACTACTCTAACATTATCTATAGGACATTTTTCCAAAGCAGTAAATAGACTTTTAACAGGAGGAGTAAAGCGTTTACCTTGCTCAACTTCTTTCACTAATTTTTCTAAGATATCATCCATATCAGATGATAATAAAAAAGTGCGAAGTTTATTCCATCCTTTGTCTCTTACCTTATCATAAAGTTTTTGACTAATTTCTTGTATGTTAACTTCTTGAGTCATAAGTTTGTTACAAATAAAATTGTTATGTCTGAAAAGAAAACCCAAAAGGTAAAAATCATTGATAAGAGTAAAGTTATCAAAGCTGAAATACCCGGTATTTTCTATTATAGATTTAATAAAATGCTCGGTGAACACTTTGAATACAAAGATAAAGAGCACTTTAAGCAAATCATGGAGGATATAAAAGAAGGCAAGCAGGAAACCCCGCTAGCCTATCATATATATACCGTCATGGCATTCCAAATCTTCCTAGAAGACCTTGCTGAAGAACAAGGTCTAATGGAAGAAATTGAAATTGATATTGAGACTGGAGAACGTATTAATATAGAGAAAAACCCACAAGCTCCCCAATCTCAATCGACGCCTGAATAGCCATAGATAATTCTTCTTTATCACATTCCGAAAATGACTTACAGTTAGTGTCAGTGCAAAGTCCTGCACGTAACTTAACTTGTAATTTCATATCCTCAAATGAATCTCCAGTATAGTTAGCAAGTTCACGAATATGCTTATGTACTTTGCTTATTTGAGCATAGCTAGCATCTTCAGTCTGAACCTCATAGGTGATAATAACTCTTTCACCTTCTTGCAATCCTTTAATAAATAAGCCAAGCTTAGCAGATCCTAGTGGATCTATCTCTAAATTCTTATTTACTACTTTTGCGCGTATACTTACGGGTAGTTGGTTTGCCATCTTTTTTAACTTTATTTTTACTTCCTTTAGGTCTTCCAGGTCCTTTTCTAACAGAAATAGTATTTCTATTAGCATATAACTTCTCCATATACATCTCTAATAAACGAGCGTATGAGCTATCACCAGCAATAACCTCATCCTTAAGACTTTTAATTTGCTTGTTTCTAATAAGCAATCCTGTGCAGATACCGCCAACTAAACCAGCACCTGTTAATACAACAACATCAATTAGTGTTACCATTTCTTTTTTCTTTTAAATAATTTTTAATTAATTCTACTACATCTTGCATCTCTGCATAATCCATATGGGTTATCAGCTCAGCAAATTCAGATAGCCTATTACATACATTAGGCATATCTATTTGTTCAGGCATATCCCAGAATGCTTTCAGTAGTCTACCATGTTCCTTAACAACGGTATCACTAAAGTTATTTAAAGCATACTTAGTCTTGTGCCTATTAAACCATGTAATATTCATGGTCTCATCTGCTGCAAATACACACATCTGCAGCCATACTACAAGATTAGCAATCTTGATTCTTTCTTCTTCTTCTTTTGTCAATGACATAAATGTAATTTAGCTAGCCCATCTTCTACTGTAATGTATTCTATTTTAAGACCTTTCCATTCTTCTAAAAAGTCTCCCATATCTGTACCACTCATGTCTTCACCATGCCACTCCGCTTGTGCAGTAATATATGGTCCACCGCTAGGGTCTATCATAGAGAACTTATAGTTAGGCATCTCTGATTCACCTGGCCAACCACCTACACGGTAGTGCTCACTGAATCCTGTCATCTCTATTACATTGTCTTTTTTTTCAAAGGTGATCACATCACCATACCTGTTTCTGTATTGCGTCTTCATACTAAAAAATATAACGTATTGTACACCAAGGTATCAGTATATCATGCAGTGCTTTAAACTGATTAATATACTCTCTCTTTAGCACATGCTTGTACCTAATATTCTTCTCACCGTTACCAGATATCTTATCTTCCTGAATCTCAGGAGTCCATAGCATATCCTCACCGGAGATATTATTCAGTAGATTATACGCATGCTTCTTCTCATTATGAGTAAGGAATATAACTTCACACTTTACTTTATCCTTATTTGTAACATGCTTATCTACAAGCATAAACAAATCTCGGTAGTCATCTAACCAAGTATCTGTTACTACAACAGGACTAAAATTAATGTGAACTTCATAACCCATATCTATAAACCTATCTATAGCCTGGATCCTTTCTATAATAGAACTGGTCTCTGGCTCTAGCACATCCGAATACTTCTGCGGCATAAGACTAAATCTAATTCTAATACCATGAAAAACATTAGGTAAATCATAGTTTACATACTTAGTAGCAAACGAAAATTTAAGATATGTTCTACCATATACAGTTTTAAAAATATGGTCTATGTCATAGTACTTAGCATGTAACGCAAGATCCTCATTGCTACCTATATCATAAGTTATATCATGATCATCAGTTTGGTTAGGCTTATTCTTATTATACCAAGGCGAGTAAACTATATCGGAGTAATGCTCAGTTATAGCTTTTAATACATCATCTACATTATCTGCCACCTGTACTCCTGTAGGACGGTGGCGTTTCATATAACAGTAACTACAGTTATAAAGACAACCGTGGCCGAAACTTGGAGCTATAAAGTCCGTGCTTCGGCCAGATTCAGTAATCTTTAATTGTTTTCTAGTTACTTTCTTGATTAGGCTTTTTTCTTTCAAGCTCACGTATTTTACGGTTAACTAGATCAATACAATCATCTATACCCTTGTATGGGTTAAGATAAGGAACAGTTTTATTATTACGCAGATTATCCATCTGCACTGTTAGTTCCTTTAATGTATTTACCAAGTTATGCATACCGCAGCCTCGTTAACAAGAAAGTATAAGCTACCATCAATGTCAATAATCTCAGAGTTAGCTAAAGCGTTTCCTACATATACCAAATCTCCTGGTTGTACATTAGTACAATCAGATCCAGTAGCATGTACCTTAAGCTTAGTCCAGCTCTTCATCCATTCTTGTTCCATAGCAGCTTCAGATTCTGCTGTTAACAATACCTGAGACTCAGGTTTAATAGGCTTCTCAATGAGAATTCTTTTTCCGTGCAATTTCATAATTGGTTTTTTAGTT